CCGAAGTCCAGAAACTCATAAATTAATCCTCATTTTGTGTTTGTAAAAATTCTTTATGTTTTAAATTTAAAGTCAACTCAATTGACTCAGGGCTAAGGTCGCCATCCTTTAGATGATACTTTAGAACGTGAAAAAATGTAGCGACCATGGCCATTTCTTGTGGCACTCCATTTTTTACGTATCGCTCCATGTTCGTCAAAATCTCTCTCATTTGTCGGATGTCATAAGTTATTTCACGTTTTAAATCAGTCTTTTTTGTCACTGTTGTCCTTAAAAAATGGTATGTGCTTGGCTATTTCCGAAAAATCCATTTTTATCTCAGAAGGCATGTTAAATCTGTTCTTGCTAACATGCCCGTCTGATACTCCAGCCATGATAACCCTGTCATTTGTGCTTCTAACAAGCGTCCTGCCAGAATCTGTCTCACTTGTAAAAGACTTAAGACGACAAAAAAACACACCATCAACGTCATCGATGTATACCGCCCTAGATTTTTCATGATTCATTACCACGCTGTAAATATCAAAGTCCTCAGCATCAGGAGCCTTGTGCTTAATGACCCCAATATGAGCCACGTAAACCACGCAAATACCACGTTCCTTAAATTTATCCATCAAGCCTTTAAATGCAGCATGAATTGAGGCAGCTTTTAAATAACCTGCTCCATAACCACCGCAGGCTGACGTTAGCGTGGATGGCTTTGCGCCATTCTTCCCAAGTGGTTCTCCATCAAGAATATATTCAACTATCAGGTGATCTAATTTGCTAATGCTATCAATCACAATGGTTTTGTATGGCAAATCTTCAATAGCCAGCAATGCTTTAATGTTCTTCCAAATCTCATTAAACGACAGCGCTATAGGTAAAGCTTTAATACCAGGAAGCTCATTGTCTTCGGTAAGTACAAATAATGGGTCTGGAAAGTGGCTAGCAAGAGTAGATTTTCCAACGCCTGGTTTACCATACAAGGTTATCCGAGGAGCTCCGGGCGTAGTCGTAATAACACTATTCAATATGCTCATTAGCAATTATCCTCAATCAAGTACAAAACAGGGCCCGGTGTTTTGATCTCAACCGTCTCAATCTCAGGTTTGTAATTGTTGGTACAGGCCGCAAGTGCGGCCGTGATAATCAATAACACTAGTCCCTTTTTCATGTTAGTTAGCGCTCGTTATTTTTACGTTAATTTTAGATGGCTTCTTGGAAACCATCGTGGCAATAATTTCTAATTCTTCACTGCTAGCATACTTCTCCGCGTCACGAAGGACACTTTTATCAATATCATAACTAATTCGTTGCTTAACGAAATTAAAGCACTGCGGTAATTTGCCAGCAGATATTTGATATTCATCTTTGTTTAAGCTATAAATGTAACCAGTTTTAGCAGTGACTTTCCACTTGCCTGCGGTATAAGTCTTGCTGCCATCATCACCGTGCCCTAACAATTCAACAACACGAGGCTCAAGCGCTTCCTTAATGCGAAGTAACTCGGCAACTTGAAAGTTAACGTTATTCAAAGTACTGATCAAATCTTGTAATTCATCTTGCGGGTTCATCCCATTCTCCTAACCTATTCAATTGCGACGGTATGTGTCGTGCGGTCATTATATTACGCCTTGTAATTTAATGCAACATGTAATACACTATATTTTTAAGCAAATGGTGCAAATATGTTATTAGAAGAAGTGATTAAATTTTATGGTAGCAAGCGTCAAATATCTAAAGAATGTGACATTGCTTTGTCATCGCCTCACGTGTGGGCGTTTAGGGGGTTTATACCTATTAAAGCTCAGCACAAGATTGAATTAAAGTCAGGTGGCAAGCTTAAAGCGGATTACGAACATGCGAGGTCTAAATGTTGTTGAATGAAGGAGAGCGCGAAGAGTTGGAAAGGCTAAGGCGTTATGCGTCTCATGTGATAACCGATCCTTACGCAAGAGCATTTTTTAATTTGCAAAAATTAGTAGACAACACACCTCCTTCGTCACCCTTTAATGTCCTTGGAGTTGCGCTAATGGAACTACAAAGGAAACTAGCATGAGGTTTTTGGCGTGCCTGGGTGTGCTGGGAATATTGGCAGGAATAGTTGCTTTACGCTTCCTGCCTTTTCTAGTTGTTGCTTACATTATTGTTCATTTTCTTAACAAATGGTGGTGATTTATGATTACAGGGGTTATTTTAGTGGCTTCTAGCGCCCTAACGTATGGGATTTTGTGGGCGTGCATGCACTTTTTTCATTAGTGTGTTTAGGATCGATAACTTCATCTGAGCTGGTTCTTCGTTGACAGAAAAAACCGCACGAGTAAGAAGGCATCCCGGCAGTAAGACGCATAGTTGTTTTAGTGCTGGTGTGCTTTTTGTTGTCGTTGTTTTCCATGATGAAATCCTTAGGTTAGTTGGATGTCATATTTAGTGTATCATTGATCTTAGAATAGTAAAATAGTATAATTGATGGACTCAATGGTGTATCAGCACCAAGAGAGCCCTGGGGAATACTTCAGGATTATTTACACCTGTTCTAGCAGGCGAAATATGAGTATAGATTACACAAAACATAAACAAATGTCAACCCTTATGCCGTGTTTTTTAACACTAGCAGGATTTTTTACGCATAAGGTTTTGTTTTTAAGGGAAATTATGAATGAAGAAGATAGTAGGATATTGATACGTTGGATGTTAGATTTAATGATTCAACCGGTTAATGATCAAAGTAAAGCGCACCGCATAATGGATGCGATACGCTATTTAACAAGTACTATCGAAAAGGATGATAGAGTATGAATATAGCACAAACGCTAGAAACACAAAAACATTTAGGCGAAAATCAAGGGTTTTGGGAATACACGGATTTAGAAGGAAATGTAATTTGTTATGTAGTAAGAATTATGGGTGAAAACGGAAAGAAATCTTTTTATCCGCTGACCTTTCAAGAAGGAAAATGGGTTAAAAAATGGTTTCCTTCTGTTAATGACCAGCGAGTTTCAAAACCTATTTATAACGTAAGATCATTAATTTTAAACCCAGAAAAACCCGTGTTGATTGTAGAAGGTGAAAAAACCGCAGACGCAGGAATAAAGTTGTTTCCTGAGTTTAATGTAATAACTTGGATGGGTGGCGCTCAATCTGTAAAAAGTATTTTATTAGATTGCCTAAAAGAAAAAGATATTTATTTAATGCCAGACAACGACAAACCTAGTTTTGATGCAATGGAATTATTATCCGATAGATTGGAATCAATAGCTTTTGCTCGTCGTTTGGTTGACATTAGAAAGTTAGGCGTTTCAAATGGGTGGGATATTGCAGACATCGAACACGGTGAAGTTGATTTTGAAGATATTCGTGAGCTTGTACTAGATGCCGAAGTATTGATTCCTAAATTTAAAGCAATTGAAGCCAATACTTTTCCTTCGCTATCGGAAAAAGGTCGCATATTAAATTCATCTGATAATACAAAACATCAACTTCAATTTTATAACATTCAATGTTCGTATAATTTAGTCACCAATAGAATAGAAATTTTTGATAAATCAAAAAAATATAGCATCACCAATGAGTATGACTGTCATTTAGCAAATATATCAGACTTGTGTATAAAAAATGGGGTTCCTAAAATTGATTTGGACAAACATCTTTTATTGATTGCCGATGAAAACCGATACAGTCCTGTAATTGATTTTATTGAAAGCAAACCTTGGGATGGAGTATCAAGAATTGAATCATTTATTAACACTGTTGAGGTTTTAGATGATCATTTATTTAAAATATTAATTAATAAATGGATGCTTGGAGCCATTGCCGCGGCCTATACCGATGTAGGTGTGTCTCTTCCTGGCGTTCTTGTTTTTCAAGGACCTCAAGGACTTGGAAAAACTCAATGGTTTAAATCTTTATTGCCGTCGTCTCATCAACATTTACTAAAAGATGGCTTGACGTTAGACCCCAACAACAAAGACTCAGTAATGAGCTGCCTGTCTGTTTGGTTAGGAGAGCTAGGCGAGCTCGATGCAACATTTTCCAAATCAGCCATCTCATACCTTAAATCGTTTATCACCAAATCCATCGATTACTTCAGACCGCACTACGGAAGAACAGAAAAACAGTTCCCTCGACGTACTATTTATTTTGGCTCAGTCAATAACGGGAATTACTTGGTTGATGATACGGGTAACCGGAGGTGGTGGACCGTGTCTGTTAAAAAAATTAATTGGCGCCACGGACTAGACATGCAACAAGTATGGGCTGAATACAAACATTTATTTGATGAAGGAGCCAGTTATCAGTTGAATGAGGATGAATTTAAATTGCTAAACGAGTCCAATAAAAATTATGAAGTAATTGAGCCTCTTGATGAAAAAGTTCAAACCATGTTTGATTGGGATAATCATTCAAGACGATATGTAACATGTTCCGAAATTCTTTTTGAAATGGGTTATGAAAAA